ATATAAATATCTCCTTATTAATATTTATATATTTTCTTTCTTAAAATTCATTACTTTTTTATAATTTTTCAATATTTTTATCATCTGTTAAAATACTCTTCATTACTAAGAACTTTTTTAATTTGTCTTTTAATAAAAGGTTTTAAAAATTTAAGTAATAATTTTTTCATAATGTTCTCCTTAAAATGGGTTTAAATATAGAGGACGTGAATATTTATCACATCCTCTATTCTTTCTTAACCTCATATGAGATGAAGGATTGCTCCTCCCACTCAGCTATTAATTATTAGAATTGGATGGATTACCGACACCAATACCACCCTGTTGTTTGTACTTTAATTATTCCTCCGGTGGAAGACTACCAAGTTTAATTTCACCAGACGCATCACTACTCCCAACGGCTTTAATTCCATCACCAGTTCCATCTACTTTGAAATCTTCATCCATGTTATTTTCAGTGATTCTAATTGACTCATCAGAATAACATGCTTTCAAAGATTCGGTATCCAATGATTTTGCCATTTTCGTATACTGAGAAACGTTTGCAAATGCCATTCTTCTTCCACCACCACTATCAGCAAAATTAAGTGTGTTACCTCTGTCAAAACCATATGATTGACCTACGACAAATGCATCCTGATTTGCTGCAAGATAGATGAATTTCCAATCATATTCTTTTTCGTATTTCTTTACAAGGTCTTTAATTTTTTGTGTAGTGTATTCTTTACTACTATTTTCACGTCCATCTGTTAAAATAGCAACAACCACATTTGTAGGTCTTTCATCTTCCGACATCTTTAAATGTCGTTCTCTTGCTGTTACTAATGTTCTACCAATGGCATCATTGAGTGCGGTCATTCCACGAGGAACATATGTTTCATTATTTAAATTTTCAACGTTATTGATGTCAACATTTTCATAAATAACATCGTAGTTGTCATCAAATAATACGAGTGTTAATTTGGTTTCATCTTTATCTTCACGTTGTTTTTTAATGAATGCATTATATCCACCAATGGAATCATCTTCCGTTCCTGCCATAGAACCTGACCTGTCAAGGATACAAATTGCTTCAGTTTTTACAGTAGATTTTTCTTGTTCATTACCAACTAATTCAACTAAATTATCCATTTCACTTTACCTCTTATAAAATACCAATAACGTTTGCTTCAGAAACTACGAAATATTCTTTACCGGAAAGCTCGATAGAGATTTCAGTCATCTTTCTGAAAATTATAGTGTCACCTTTTTTTACTTTAAGAGGTCTTACACCACCATCCTGTAGTTTAAAACCTTCACCGACTTTAACTACTTCACCTTCCGTATATGATTTTCCCGCACTCTCATCAACAAGAATAATTCCACCTTCAGATTTTTTCTCTCCACTCTCTTTTTCGACAAGAATATTGTCATATAGTGGGACAAATGATTCAACTGTTTGTTTTTTTACTTCTGACATTTTAAACTCCTTTTTTAAAGACTTGCTTCATAAATAAAATATTCTTTTTTAACTTTATCAAGTGATTTTGCATTATATTCAGCTAATTCTTCTTCAATATTATACATCTCATCATCATTATTAGTTACAGATTGTAAATCAATACGGATAGAATCAACATCACCGTTACCATAAACAACATGAATGTTCTGACTTGCTTTACTTGTGAGATTTAACGTCTTATCTGAATAAGCATTTGCACCAACAAGGCTTCCACATCTCAACAGGATATCTTTAATTTTAGTTTCGTGAAGATGACCACAAAGAATGTAATCAATCTTTGCTCCTTTATTTGAATATCGAGATATTGTTTGAGCTATGTTAGATGCTTTCATTGTTTTTAAATAGATACCATGAGTAAGTAAAAATGATGTTCCATTTAATTTGAATACATATTCATCGGTATCACCACTTACAAATGCTACACTGTTACTTTGTTTGTATAACTTTTTCAATACTTGATAAATCATACAATCGTAGTTATCGGTCATTAACAATTTGTGTGTTGAAAATTCCTCACGTACTCTTGATTCATTTCCACTTACTGACATAATAATTATGTTTGCATATCTATTTAAATCGTCAATAAATTTTTGTAATAACTCAACAGCCAATACCGTTGCATTGGTTCTGTTTGTTGCCATGTTCAATAGTTCATCAGTTCTTCTATCACTATTGATTAAATCCCCTGTCATAGTTAGATAAATGTTTTTGATATCATTCATCTTTGCATATATACCAATTCTCTTTGCGAATTTGTAAAGACGTTTTGATGCAATTTTGAAATCATATTTGTTATTATCTAAATCGACAAGTTCATTAAAATGTGTATCCGATAAATGAACAATAATGGCAGATGGATTGTGAGTGATATGTCTTTTAACAGGAGTAAATTCTTTTGATTTTAAGACATTCACTAATTCCTCTACATAAGCTTCAAAGGAATTTTCAATACATGCCTGTGTTCTGAATGATTTTCTTTCAATTCGATTTATATCTTGAAGTTTTTGCTTCTGCTTTGCAAGAAAAACATTCTTCTTTATAATCTCAACATCAGCTTCAACTTCAATATCTATTTCAAGAGGCCACGCTTGTGAACCACATTCTTTACATTTGTGTCTTTTTCTACCGTGAGGGTCAGTACCTTTTCTTATGAATTCGTCATGACCGCATCGTTTACAAACTATCATGTGTTAACTCCTGTTATACATTTTCATTTAGTAATTTTGGCGATATGTCAATGTAATCAACACCCACAACACCTTCTGTTATGATTTCACCATTGATACTAATCTTTCCACAGTTACATTTTTTAACACATGCAATTTCTGTGCATTCGATTATTTGTCCACAATGTAAACATTTAACCGTTTTGTTGATTTTCATTTTTTCCTCCATCAAATTCGTATTTGTAATCATCATTTCCAGTATAATCAATTAATACTCTTCCACATTCAGAACAACAAAACTGTTCTTCTGGAATATTTTCGTATTCTTTCCAACCGTAAAATCCAAGTCCACAAACACATTCAATTCTTAAAACATCATTATACTTTGTATTATTTTCTTTATGGTAACTATTACTCATGTTGTTCAATTTATTTTGAAACATTTTAACAAATAGATTTTTCTTTTCTTTTTCATTAAGTTCGTGTTCACGTCTGCCGTCTTCTAATGTATCATTAAATCGGGATGAATCTAAAAACAAATCTAAGTCTTTAAAATTAAAATCTATTTTTAATCTTTTAAAAATATCAGATAATGTAAATTCAACTAAATCAATTCCACTTAAATAACCAATTAAATAATCTCTATTCTTACATACAATAGGAATCCAATATGACCTTTTATTTCTTAATGGCGAAGTATATTTCATTTTATTCTCCTTAATCATAGCAACTTACCTCGTTTAAAGTATTTATACTTCAACCATTTTATCCATACCATATTTAAATGTTTTTAGGATATCTTTAATTTCTTTATCTGATAACATATTGATATACATTTTTGCTTCTTTAATTCCAACTTGAAAATATGTTGCAATGTATTTTATTTCTTTTAAATCTAAATCTTTGTGAATTTTAACACTTTTGTAATCAATGTAAACATTTTGTTTTGGTAAAACACACTTTAAAAAATTATAATGAGATTGTTTTGAATATAATTGACCATGTTGATTAATCTCATTTACAATTGGAATAAATAAATCTACGGATGATAACCATCTATTAACCATATAGGGACTGTAGTTTTTAGATATTAATGGATTTGACATATCTAAATCTCTTTTATCAATAGTCATTGCATCAATATAATCCCAAGGTTTTGAATGAATAAACGTTTCTTTTTTAGAATCCATTATATTTCCACTTCCATAATTTCATCACGTTTTTTAATAATATTTTCTGGTTTAATTGGAAATTGTATATCTTTATACTTATCATTAAATATTTGTTTTGATATATTCCAACTTTCAGAAATATTTTTTGTTCTGTTCGATTTATGATAAACTAAAATATCAGCAACGGCAACTTTATATCCTTTAAGTAAAGATTGAACACATATATCCATAGCATAAATATCTCTATCATTTTTATATGTATCGATATCAAAAATCAAACCAGATTTAATAAGTGAACCTCTTACTGCTAAGACACAACCTTCAACAGCAGCGCAGTCATCAATATAACCCACTGTTCCATAAATATTATGTTTTCCATCTGCAATATTCTTGCCATCGACACCTTCAACCATATGACCCACTGGTTTATTTTCTTCATTAAACCACCATCCTTCTTTAGATATTTGCTTTACACCAGCTACACCCAAAATACCAACATCTGGTTTTTCTGAAAAAACCGTATCTACTTTTTCAATAAAATGATTATCAAGTATATTTATATCTTCATGAATAAATACAATAACAGAATCATCATTAACAACGTTATTATCAATTAACATTTTGCATATTGTGTGATATTTTTCATTAATAGATTTTTTTACAATATTACCATTATTATCCGCCTTATCACCAATTTGAAAACAAGGGATAGCAAATCGTCTTGCTGATGGTACAAAATATGAATTAAACGTATTATCATTTTCTCTAGCTACTACAAAATTAATATTCATTATAACTCCTTAAATCTGTTTACAAAGTTCAATTAAACATGCTGCAAAATTTAATTCAGGGTCACTAACAAATGCATTTCTAAAATCGTATTCAGCAAGAGTTATATATAATTCTGCTCGTACACCCATATTTTCAATTAATCCAGAATCAAGTATATTTTTTCTTATTAATTGATACACATCAGAATAATTGATATTATTATCAACAATATATCTTCTGGCTTTTGTTATTTTCTTATTAAGAATTAATTGATAGAATCCGTCATTCAATTTTTTAATATTGAATATTTTTTCACTGACAACACCAAATTGTTCATGACAATCACGAAGTAATTTAATCATTGTTCTAATATCAGGATAACAAGATTTCATTAAATTCATAATTGTTTTAGGACTATCATATTCAATACCTTCATTTTCTAAAATAGCTCTAAGGTGTTTTCCAATTTCTGGCATTAACATTTTTTTAGATTCAATATCTTTAAAATTGAAATCAACTAAATCAAGTCTCGAATGTAAAGGGTCTATAATTTTATTAATATGATTACAAGTACAGATGAATCGACAAACATCGTGGTATTCTTCAATAGAAGCTCTTAACGCATCCTGCAATTCTGGTGTTGAACCATCGAATTCATCCAATATAACAACTTTAGTTTTATTATCAAATGTCATAGATTCTGCATAACGAGAAATTTTACTTCTTAATACGTCAATACCACGTTCTAATGAACAGTTAATATATATATAATCGACATCACATTCTTCAACCAATGCTTTTGCTGTAGTTGTTTTACCAACACCCGGAGAGATAGAATAAAATAACATATTTGGGATGTCATTAGTTTCTATAATTTTTTCAAATTTTCTTCTCAAATTTGGTGGAAGTAAAATGTCTTTAATTTTATTAGGTCTATATTTTTCATGAAACAATGTAAATTCAGGATTGTAATAAACACTATCACTCATTTTTAACTCCTTATTTCTTTTTTTCTTTTCTTTTCTTTTGCCATTCTCTTTTATTCTTTTTCTTTTTTTGTCGTTTAGTATATGCTTTTAAACGTCTACGTTGATGTCTTGACAATCTACGCATACTTTCTTGAACGACTTGTTCTTGTACCGCACTTTCACCTTCTTTTTTAGGATATATGCAATTACATGGAATTGGTGCTTTAGTTTCAGCATCTCTACCTGTATAACCTCTTCCATAACAATGTTTACATCCGGGTTTTGGGTCTTGAATTTCTGTACCAATTTTTTGTGCAATTTTTCTTATAACATCCATTGGGTCAAGTTTTTCTTGTTCAACAACTTCACCACTCTTGGTATCAATAAATTCTTCTCTGTTTTGGGGCAAATTGTAATTTTGCCCTAATAAACTGTTATCACCCAATATGTTGTTTTCATCCATCTTATTTTCCTCGTTTGCGGTTTCTAAGTAATGCAGTATACAATTTCAATTTCATATCATCTCCTTTCATTTCAAAAATTAAATGACCCGGAGCTTTAATTGAAATTATATAATCGTGTTTTGCAGGTAATTTGGTAAAGAAGTCAGAAAAGATTTTAAATTGTAAAGGCTCTTCAGCATATTCTTTGCTTAAGATAATTGCATCAAATGTTTTTTCGAATGAATTATCACCTTCTTCCATACAAATCTTGACGTTAATTTTATCACCAACACATGTGATTTCAGAATGTCTTGAATTCTTTAATAGAGTATTCATTTTAACAATCTCTATCAATGATTCTGAATCTAATTCAAATTGAAAATCAGGTTCTTCCATATTAAAATCGTTTGGTCCTGTTTTCATTCTTGATGCATCTGTCAAGATATACGTAAACTTACTGGCATCTTTTGAAAGCATCAATTTATTTTGATTAATTTTTATGTCAGGATTATTCAATGTTTTTAAAAATCTATAGAACTCTGTGTACTTATAAAATCCAACGTTTTCATCAATATCAAAATATTTACGAGGTACAGATAGAATATAAGCAGATGTTTTTTCATCATCTTGTCTTCTGATTTTTGTTACATTTTCATTTTCATCATGTTCAATAACAATCTTATCATTAAACGGTGTTAATTGACTAACTAAGTCAAAGAATTCCTGTTTATACGAAATCAATTTCATATAAATTACTCCTTTTTAAACCTTATTTTTAAGTGTAATAATTCATCTTTAAATATAATAAATTCTATCAAAAAGTCAATAGTTATTTTTATTATTTTGTCAACTTTTTACGGTACTATAAAAATTTTACAGTACCGTAAAAATTGTTATTTATCAGTACTTCCGAAGCCACCAGAACCTCTTGGTGTTTCTGATAATTCATCAGCCCATTCCGGTTCGATTGATGGTACTGGCATGATAATTAATTGTAGTATTGCTTTACCTTCTTCAAAGTATGATAACTTGTTCATGAATTTATCAATGAGTTTATCACGCTGATATTGTGTCACACCTGCAACTTCGATATCAAATCGTTGAAGAAAATCAAGTGAAAATTGATTAAAGTTAAATCGTGCTTTTATAGAACCCCTATATCCACTATCAATAATTCCAACGGAATTACATAATTCTAAATCTGTTTTTGAAATCGAACTCCTTGAGAACAAAAAACCAGCAAATCCCTTTGGAATTTCAACTGATATACCAAAATCATATTCAATGTATTTTTCTGTAAATATTGGGCCTTCAACTGGATAAAGGTCTAATCCAGCATCACCTTCTTTTGCGTAAGATGGTAAAATGGCTTTTTCGTTCATTTTTTTAAACTTCACTTTCATTTAATAAACTCCTTTAGTTTTTGTTCAACATTCTCTTTATAAGAGATTCTAATTAATCTTATGTTATTTTGTTTACAATATTTAGTTTTTATTTTATCATTATAGTTACATTTTTTAAATGGTTCATTTAATTGAGTTTTAGATAATTTTCCAGACCAATTTATTGGTTTAAAATGATGATGTCCATCAAATTCTATACATGTGTTATGATTGGGTAAATAAAAATCAAATGGTAGATGTAATATATTTTTACAATCATTAAATATTTTTTGTGGAATGAATTCAATAGTATTATTTATTAAATATTTTTTAATAATATCTTCATATTTTGACGACTTGCATTTTAGACATCCTCTGCCTCTTAACTGATTATTTGGTGATTGTTTAAATGTGTGGTTGTATTTTTTACAACTAATTATTACTTTATCATTAATATTATTATATTTAACATTAGAATAATCATATTTATCACCATGAATTAATTTGGCTTTTTTAATAAATGTTCCATTTGTTAACTTTTTATTACTTGAACAAATTGGACATCCACATCCTTTTATATGATTTGACGGTAATTGTTCAAATATTCCATGTGTTTTACATATAATTTTAACATTAGAATAATGATTCACATATTTAACATTAGAATAATCATATTTATCACCATGAATTGATTTGGCTTTTTTAATAGCTTTTTCAATAAATTGTTCTGTTGTTAATCTTTTCATAAGAAGACCTCCAATAAGGTATAAATTTAAGTAAGGAGTGATAGGTAATTCCTGTATTGGCAAGCCCCTGTCCCACACACTCTACTTATATTTATATATCTTCTTATTCAGATTTCACTATTAACTCAGGGTGTTCAATGTTTTCTAATAAAAATTTACAAAACTCACGTATAATGTATAATTTATGATTACTGCGCTGTTTTATGATATTAAAAATATTTTTATAGTTGAGTTTCCATATTCTGGTTTGTAAAAATCCTTCAGGTAATTTTCTTTTTAATTTTTCAAAATCACCAACACCAATGATATCATTTAATTCTTTTAAATATTCATCACTAATATCACCACATTCAAAATTATCTTTTGTGAGTAGCCCTTTCATAATAGTATGGTTTGTACTTTCAGATTGTTTAGATGTTAAACGATATGTATCAAAATCTTGCCACACATATCTCGGAACACAAACTTCAACCCACACATCAATACTTTCCAAAAATTTATTATGACCATAATCAAAAAAAGCTAATTTTTTAGCAACCTTTGGCATATTCTCAATTGGTTGATTTTTATTTAGAGAAATACCTTTTAATGCTGGTTTATATCCAGCTTCTTCTAAGATATCAAAATAAACACCATTTTCAAATTTATTCATTATCAACTCCTTCTTCTGTTATATAAATAGGTTCTACTATGAATCCTAATAATGTTTGACGGATAGGAGAACGTTCATCCAATTTACGTTTAATATTTTCAGCTTTTCTTAAAAATTCTTTTTGTCTTGATTTATATGAGCCTTGTAAATTGATTAAAGTATACCATTTGCATTAGGAACATCCGTTTTCATTATGGTCTCGGTTGCTCCTCTTTATTGTCTTCAATATCTTTTTTTGATTTTACCTTTTGTATAATCTCATTTCCGTTCTACAAAACTTATAGAATCTTAGCAAGCTAAGATTTCCTGTTTGCTTCCTAATTCATCAAGACAGCTTGGTGCGATAAAATCAGAACCAAG